ATCCGCCTGCTGGGCCTGACGAACGCCGCGCCGGCCGAGACCGAAGGTGAAGAGACCATCATCACCTACGACGACGAGGCGAAGTCGTTCGAGACCAGCATCGCCACCAGCAAGGGGTTCAGCTGGACGGTGGAAGGCGTCACCGATCACATGGATGCCGCCTATCAGCTGCTGCGCATCTGCTCGAAAGAGTCCGTGCGCGAGAAGCTGATGATCAAGTACGCCCGCGTGGGCCCCACCGGCTTCAATGAGGCCACCTACGGCTACGGCCGTTTCACTGGCTTCAATGAAACCCCGCCCGCCGGTGGCATCGTGAAGTGGTCGACCAACATCAAGGCCTATGGCCCGTATGAGCTCGACCTGGCCTGATCGCTGAGGCGACAGCTGGCCCCGGTGGCTGCGGCTGCCGGGGCTTTGCTGTGGGCCGGAAAGCTGGAGCATGACCGCCCCCACCACGGCCCAGGAGATCTACGACCTGCTGGTGGATGATGACGCCATCAGCGAGGCGCTCGGCACCTACACCCTCCCTGGTGGCGACAGCCTGGCAGCGATCAGCGTGCTGGCCAGCGGTGATGCCCTGCCGAGCGGCACCGTCACCGATGGGCTGGAGGTGGTGATCACCGAGACGCCGAACCAGGCCGAAGAGCTGCTGCTCAGCGACGAGGTGCTGACGAACCCCACCTGGCGCATCTACGTCGTCGCCTGGGGTGCGGTGGGCGAGCTGCAGGCCGTGCGGAACCGGATCGTGGCCCTGCTGCCAGGGGCGACCAGCACACAGCCGCAGCGAGAGCCGCCGGGTGAAGGCCTGGGCGTGATGGATCAGGTGGTGATCCGGTGGACCAATCCTTGCGTGGTGGTTGAGGCATGAGCGACTTTTCGGTCACAGTCGGCGGTGACTTCAGCGAGCTGCTCAATGGGTTTCGCAAGCTCGAGCAAAGCGCGCAGACCACCGGCCAGACCGTTGGCAAGAATCTCGGCAGTGGCATCGAAGGTGTTGCCGGCCGCAGCATTGATGCCCTACTGGCTGATCTCGGCCGGTTGAAGGCGCAGCGCAATCAGATCCAGGTTGATGGCGGGCAGGTCACAGCCGTCAATAAGCAGATTGCGGCGGTACAGAGCCAGATCGACACGCTGCGTAACACCAAGCTGGCAGTACAGACTGACCCGCGCAGCATCGATGGGCTGACGACGAAGCTGAACACGCTGCAGACTGAGCTCAACAAGACTGCCATCGGCTCGCAGAAGTTCAAGGATCTGCAGAGAGAAATCGCCGCGACGGAGAAAGAGCTGGGGAAAGCGACGCAGACTGCCGCTAAAGCCGGAGATGGATTTGACATCGTTGACGGAGTCATCGCTGGCTTTGCATTTAGCCTCACAGATCTAGCCACAAATGCTATTGGCAAGGCGATCACGGCAGTCGCCGGGCTGGTGACCAACTTTGCCGCACTTGACACAGAGATTAGGCTCGCGGCGGCAGCATCAGGCGAGAACGATGCTTACAACAAGATCGCTCGAACGATTGATAAGGTTGGCATCGAAGCAGCTGGCACGCAGCTTGAGGTAGCACAGCTCGCAACCGAGCTGATCCGTGGTGGATTGACCGTGGATCAGGTCAGTACCAGCCTCGGCACGATCGTCAGTGGAGCGGAGGCCACCGGCACTGAGTTCAGGAAGATGGGTACGGTGGTCTCGGCATCACTGAAAGGCTTTGGCCTGGAAGCCAAATCCACAAAACGGGTTGTTGATGCTTTGGTAACAGGCGCAAACGCCAGTGCGACCAGCGTTGATGGACTGGGTACTGCATTCAAGTATGTCGCCCCGATTGCCAAGGTTCTCGAAATCTCAATCGAAGATGCGGGCCTCGCTGTTGGACTGCTGACTAATGCCGGCATTGACGCATCGGAGGCTGGTGTCACCCTGCGCAACGGCTTATCGAAGCTGGCATCAGCCGCGCCGTCTGCCGCTGGTGGGGTCAAGAATCTCACCGGCCAGGCCAAGATCGCGGCCAAGACAATGGAAACGCTGGGCATCAATATCTTCAACACGGACGGCACACTGCAGCCGATGGAGACAACTCTCCTGAAACTGAAAGGTGCCTTCGACAAGCTGGATCCGGCAAGCAAAATCAGACTGGCTGCAAACCTATTCGGCGGAGAAGACGACGGCACCAAATGGCTGGCGCTTCTGAACCAAAGCGAGACGGACATCAAGAAGATGGCCACCGCAATGGCCAGTACCAAGGGAGCTACGAACACCGCCCGTACGGCGATGCAGGGCTTCAAGATGGCAATCAATCAGCTCAGCGGCACGCTGGATTCGATTGGCATCACGATCGGCGGTGTTGCGGCAACCGTGCTGTTGCCGTTTGTTGGAGTAGCCAATCAAATTGTTGGCGCGATTGCTGGCCTGCCTCAGCCCGTGAAGCAGGCCGCCACAGCCCTCGGCCTGATGGCTGGTGCGGTGACGACTGCTACGGCAGCGGTGGTGCTGTTCCAGCGGGCCATGACGGTTACGTCAATCCAGACGGCAGGCAGGGAGATTGCATCTCTTGCGCTGAAGTTTCGCGATACCCTCAAGAGTTCTGTTACGGCTGCAGCAGGCGCGATTCCAGGGCTGCTGACCCAGTTGAAGCTGATTGGGCAGCTAGACGTTGGCACAGCGCTTTCCGCGCTGGCAACTAAGCTAAAAACTACACTGGCAAATGCATTCAATAGTGCAAAAACGGCTGCCGTCAATTTTGTAGCCTACCTGAAATCGGCCAGTTTCGCATCTTTCGTGGCAGGCGCTAAAAGCGTTGTGACCGCACTGGCGCCAATCGTGCTCTCTCTTGCTGCAGTGGGAGGAGCTGTTGTTGCATGGCAGCAGGTTCTCGGTGGCGCGGAAGCAGGCACAGATGCATTCGCCGAGGCTCAGTCTGATGCCGACGAAATCATCAAAGACCTGGGAGACACAATCACCAAGGTAGAAGCTGACTCCAAGCCTTGGTGGCAGTCGCTGCTGGAAGCTACCCCGATTATCGGGGATGTTGGGATTGCCGTTAAAAAGTCGCGCTCCGAAATGGAGCAGCTCGGCTCATCCCAGGCGCTGACCAAGCTGCAAGCCAGCTTCACGTCTGTTCAGACGCCAGCTTTGGCGTTTCTGGGCACGCTTAGGCAAAGCGATAAGGTTACCGCTTCTCAGGCTGCGCAAGCACTCAAGTTTGCCAGTGCTACGAGGCAGGTCGCAGATACCGCAAAGACCGCAGCCGCTCAGCTGCGTGCCAAGGCAGTTGCTGCGGATGCTGCAGGTGATCCCGAAAAAGCAGAAAACTACCGCACCCAGGCAAGGGCGCTCGATAGCGAGGAAAGGGCATCGCGTGCCACGGCGCTCGCGCTCACCAATCAAGCGGCGCGATCGAAGACACTTGGCAGTGAAACAGCTGATCTGACCACGCTGACCAAAGAACAGGAAGACGCTGTAAGGGATCGCGAAAAGATAGAGAAACAGCTCAATCAGACCCTGGCGGAAGCGCCAGTCCGTTATCTCGACTCACAGGTCACGGTGGGGCAGCAACTGCTCTCGCTGAGTAAAGCCGTCGCCGCTCGGGAGGATTCGCGCTTCCAGACTATTAAGGCTGGCCTGCGGTATGAGCTTGAAAAGCTCACGGAACGCGGCGCCGGAGAAGACGCCATCGCCGCAAAGAAGAATCAAATAGACGCCGTGGATCGCGCTGCCCTGTCGGCTCGCTATCAGTCGCTGCTGAGTCAGCAGACCCTGGAAACGCAGATTTTGAGGCTGACTCAACAGAAAGCAAGAGCAGAGGCCAACCTTTCAGCGCTACAGGCGCGAGCTGACCTGCTTGATGCCGAGAAAGATCTCAAAGATGCTCTCGCTACCGGTGATCAAACTCTCATCGCCAGGGCAAGGACTCAGGTGCAGCTGCAGCAGGCGATCTATGGCGTGCAGCTGGAAAAGGTCAGCACTCTTAATCAAATACAGCCGATTGAGCGCGCTATCGCTTCGGCTAACGGTGCTCAAGCGCGCGAGGCTCTCAAGGCTGAAGCGGCGGCGATTGGCTTCCAATTTGCTGCTAATGGCAGCCTGGTTCCCGTTAGCAAGCTTGGCAACAGCCTGGATAGGGTCGCAACAGTGGCCGATTTGTCGGCTGATGCGCAGGACCGCTTTAAGCAGGTGGCGAACGACTCCGGCCTCGCGATTGGTCGCGCCGCAAGCGGCACGCTGATCCTGGGTCGCAATCAGGATGATGTGAACAGCGCGGTCTCCGACCTCAACCGGGAGCTGGGCTTCACCGAGCGGGGGTTCGATGATGCCGCTTTCAGCGCCGGTGACGTCGGTGATGCCACTGGCGACATTGAAACCGGCCTGAAGGATGCCTCGAATCCAGCCGCCAAGCTGGAGGGCAGCTTCACCAAGACCGGCGACAAGGCACCGACAATCGTGCAGGGCTCGAGGGACTTCGCCGGCTGGCTCTCTGGCGCCAAGGGCAGCGGCGAGAAGATCGAAGGCCTCGCGTTGGATGACAAGTTCGCCTCCGTCGCTGGCTCCATGGGTGACGCTGCAGGCGAGGCTGAAACCTTCTACAACTGGCTGTACAAGGCTGCAGGCCTGCCGGCTGCACGCTGGACCGGTGGTCCGGTTGAAGCTGGCGGGGAGTACCGCATCAACGAACTGGGTCAGGAGGCGTTCCTGTCAGCCGGCCGGCTGTCGCTGATCAACGCACCAGCCAACAGCATCTGGCGGGCACCCTCGAGCGGTGTCGTGGTGCCGGCTGGTGTCACCGCCCGCCTGCAGGCCGATGGCGCCATCCCGGTGGCGGGTGGTGGCGGCTCCGCCGGCGTTGCGCAGCTGGCGCTGGAGGTCGGAAAACTGCGGCAGGAAGTGGCCGGTCTGGCCCGCAAGGACTGGAGCATCCATGTGCAGCAACGCACCGGTCCGACCGCTAGCCAGGTGATGAATCAGATCCACCGGCTGAGGTGACATGGGAATCACCGTCGGCAACCTGACGATCCGGGCCCTGCAGGAGTTCCCGTTCGCCCACTCTGGTGACGCCATGACAGGCCGGACCGCACGCCGCTGGCCGGTGAAGTGCGTCCTGACGCCTGCCGACTGGCTGACGCTGAACGGCATCTACACCACCTGGCGGACGAACCGGCTGGCCGATCAGGACACGATGGTGAGCCTCGCGGTCGGCAGCACCGTGAACACCAGCGGCACCATCTGGGGCATGAGCTGGACGAACGTACCGGCCTGGTTCTCTGAACCGCCGGTGCCGAGCAGCCTTGGCGCCATGGTTGGCGTCAGCTTCGAGCTGGTGGATGCTGCGCAGCAGCTGGCGATCATGCTGCGCGAGCAGGAGATCGGCACCCAGGTCGCTGACAATGAGTCGACCTACGGCACCCTGAGCGTCGGTGGGCTGACCCTGAACCTGACGGCCGAGGCGCCGGGGTTCGAGGATGGCCCGACGATGGAGCTGGCGGCCACCGGCACCCATGTGATCCGCGGGCCGCTGCTGGCCAGCAAGGTGCGACGGGTGCAGGGCTGGACCCACACGGTCGGCGCGGATGACACGATCCGGGCCTGGTACGAAACCACGATCGCGACCACGCCAGCCGTCGACGCCTGGTTTCCGATCACGCCGCCGACGGTGGAGCAGGTGCCGGTGATCGTGGCCGGCGCCAGGGTGACGCGCTTTCAGATCAGCCTGGACCTGAAGCAGGTGCGGTAATGGCGATTGACCTGCGCGCCAATGTTGTCACCGATCTGGGGATCTGCGTCTCCGGCGATCTGGGCACGAACCACATCAGTGACCGCTCGGGGCTGGTGATGACCCAGGGCGCGCTGCAGTTCGATGGCACCGTCACACCAGCCCGCG